ACGAAAGGATTAAGCACAGAATTATTAACCCAGATAGAAATGTGGATGTCTGCCCATATGATTGTCTCAACACGTGAAAGACAATCCAAAAAGGAACAGGCAGGTACTGCAATGATTGAATGGGCTGGTAAATGGGGAGAAGGATTGTTAGGAACGACCTATGGACAGATGGCTGTAACATTAGATAGTTCTGGTACATTGAATTCAATAGCAAAAGGTAAATCTTTTGCTTGGACAAAAGCAATACCTAATTTTGATTAAAAATGGCACTAACGACTCCGTCTGGTAAAGGAATTGAAAAGGTAGCAAAACGGTTCTGTGTCGAAACAGCCGTTTATTGGGGGAATCCACAAAATGATGGGTACGGTGGGTTTACCTTTGACACACCTGTAGAAATTAAATGTCGTTGGGAAGAAAAGAGCGAAGTGGATATAGGTTGGTTTAGTACTGGGTTTCCTGGAAACTTGTTATTATCCAAAGCAAGTGTTCTTGTCTTACAGGATTTAGATTTGCAAGGATATTTGTATCGTGGTACTCTTGCAAGTTTAAGTGGGTATGATTTAAGTAAACCAAAAGAGATTCCAACCGCATACATCATACATAGGTTTGATAGAATTCCTATGGTACGTAAAACTGATGAATTTGTAAGAACTGCTTGGTTATATGATCAAGGTAAATAAATCTGTAAAATGGCTGTAAATTATTTTCCTGGTACAAACATAGCACGAATGAATAATCGTGCAGGTGTTTATATGCGTCTTGTTGGAATGCGTCAAGTTAGGGATAATCTTAATCGTGAGATTACCAATATGAGGAAACGCACGGTTGCAGGATTGAAAATGGCAGCAGCTAAACTTCAATATAATATGGAAACATATGAACCTTTGGTTCCTGTTGATACAGGTGTCTTACACAATTCTTGGAGAGTAGTTGATCATAATAACAGTCCAGAGAATCCACAGATTAAAATTGGTTATACGGCAAATTATGCAGCTTATGTTCATGAAATGACACAACCTCCGTATGGCGTTGTAAAATGGACAAGACAAGGTTCTCGTGCTAAATGGTTTGAAATACATTTGAATACAGATAAAAAAGAAATGTTAGATATTATCGCAGATGAAGCAAGTGTAAAATAATAAAATTATGAATGCACCTTCAGTAGATATTAAACAGATGATTGAGTATTTTGCTCAAGAAGATTCATCTTGTGTGTTGGAACTGTTTCCTATTCACATAGGAAAAGAACCTGCGGAACCACAAAATGTTATTTCAATATTTGAAACAGGCGTAATGGGTCCTCAATTAACTTTAGACAGAAATGAAGTCTATGAATACCCAACTATTCAAATACGTGTACGTGCTAATGAGTATTTGGAAGGTTGGAATGTGATTACCAATATAAAGAACATTCTTCACGGCCGGGCAAATGAGACGTGGAATGGTGCTCTATATACCTTAATTCGTTGTTCAAGTGGTCCGGCTCTTTTGGACTATGACAAGAATCAAAGGGTGCGATTTATTATTAACTTTTATTTACAAAGGAGGTAAATTACTATGGGATGTGTAGCAGGTAGTAGCAATGCTATTTCAGGAGTAGGAACTGTATTTCAACGCTGGTCTGGTTCCGTTTGGGAAAAGATAGCGGAGATTAACAGTATTTCGGGTCCTTCTATGACCAGGGATTTCATTGATGTGACTTCTTTAGATTCTGTTGGTGGATTCCGTGAGTTTATTACAGGTTTTCGAGATGGTGGAACCGTTTCGTTGACTATGAACTTTACCCATACATCTTACGATAAGATGTTGTCGGATTTTGAGGATGACGCCCCTCATTACTATGAAATTGTTCTTCCCGATGATGTGAACACATCATTTGAATTCTGTGGGTATGTGACTGAATTACCGTTGGAAATTCCTACGGATGACAAAATCACTGCTAATGTAACTATCAAAGTTTCCGGTAAAGTTACAGTTAATCCCGGTAGCGGTTCATCTACTTAATCTTTATATCACTAATCAAGTGTTATTTTTAGTTTATAAATTCTTAAAAATTAATCAAATGAAGAAATCAGTTTTTTTAACGAAAGAAATGCTTTTACAGCGGGATGATTTAAAAATTGAAAAAGTTGAATTGTCCAAAGGTTTTGTGTATGTACGTGAAATGACCGGACACGAAAAAGATATTTGGGAACAGTCCATGTTAAAACAAAAACCAAGTGGTGACCGGAATCGTACAATGACGTATGAAACCACACTTGAAGATTTCCGTGCAAAGTTAGCAGTTGTTACCGTTTGTGATGAAAAGGGAGATCTTGTGTTTGAACCAGGGGATGTAAAAAATCTCAGTAAAATGATGAGTGCTTCTAATTTGGAAAAGATTGTGGAAACTGCACAAAGGTTAAATGCAATTACTACCGCAGATAAGGAGGAAATCTTAAAAAACTCAGAAACAGACCTGAAAGACAGTTCCAATTCAGACTCTGTAGAGAATTAGGAATTATCCATCCTGACCGATTGTTGGAACAATTAACCGCAAAACAATTAGCAGAGTGGGAAGCATATAATAATATCGACCCAGTAGGTGAATGGAGAAATGATTTTAAGTTTTCTTATATGGCTTCGTTAATCACGAATTTGATGATACAAGCCTATGGAAAGAAAGGATCTAAAATGACTAAGATAGATGATTTTCTACTTCAATGGGATACAGGAGCAGAAACTGAATCCAAACAACAAAGTGTTGAAGAAATGAAAAATATTCTTCTTGGTTTAGCAGCATCACAGAATAAAAAAACAGAACAATCTTCACAAGTTAAAAGAAGAAAGATATGAGTAGTTTAGGTTCATTAATGGTTATCATTGGTGCTAATACCTCTGGGTTGACGGCAGCACAACATGACTTGCGAAGGTTACAAACTGCGATGACTCACACTCAATCTGCTTTTAAGACTTTAGAGCAAGGTATGGTTACGTTTGGTCGCACATTGACACAATACGTAACCTTACCTGTGACTCTATTAGGAATTGCTGCGGTAAAGACATTTGCTGATTTTGAATATGAACTTGCTAAGATTGAAGGTTTAGTAGGTATTTCAGGTGCTACGGTACAAGAGTGGGGAAATCAAATTTTGGAGATGGCTTCCAGTTTTGGTAAGGCTCCACAAGAATTAGCAGAAGCATTATATTTTGTAACTTCCTCTGGTTTCAAATCAGCAGAAGCAATGGAAGTTATGAAAACTTCTGCAATGACAGCCTCAGCTGGATTAGGTGAAACAAAAGATATTGCTAATATTGTAACATCTGCTATAAATGCCTATGGGAAAGCCAATATCACAGCGGCTCAAGCTGCGGACGTATTAACTGTTGCTGTAAGGGAAGGCAAAGGAGAACCGGCTGAGCTCGTAAAAGCATTTGCAACCGTTATTCCTGTTGCTGCCAAATTAGGAGTACATTTTGATCAAGTTGGAGGTGCTATTGCGGCAATGACAAGATATGGTATTCCTGCGGCAAATGCTTCCACGTATTTACGTCAAACATTATTTACTCTTCTTAAACCAACAAATCAAGTAAAGAAAGGATTAGCACAATTTGGATTAACAGCACAAGATGTCAGAAATTCTTTGCGAAGTGATGGATTGATAGATACCTTGCAAATGCTTCAAGAAAAGATTGGGACGAATGAGGAAGCATTAGGACGGATCTTTCCAAATATACGTGCGTTCATGGGGGTAACTTCTTTGCTTGGTGCTAACTTGGAAGAAACGATTGGGGTATTTAATGACACAAAGAACGCATTAGGAGCGACAGCCGCTGCCTTTGAAATCATTTCCCAAACTACCAAATTCAAATTTAATGCTGCGATGGCAGAGGCTAAAGCAACATTAATTAAATTTGGTGAAGCAATTATGGAAATACTTTTACCAACTGTTATTAGTATTACAGGAAAGATTCGTGACCTTGGAAACTGGTTTACAGGATTGAGTAAACCTACACAAGAATTAATTATAAAGGTATTAGGATTTACCGCTGCCGTAGGCCCTCTATTGTTAATCCTTAACCTTTTAATTACTGTTACCATACGTCCACTTATATTGTTATTGACAACCTTGAGGAATGTTATTAGAACGGTAATAATACAAATGGGGTTAATGACAAAAGCAGGTTCTTTATTAACTACCGTTATCAATCTTCAAAAAATTGCTTATTTAGCATGGGCTTATCAAATTGCGTATGTTACAGGAAATAAAACAAAATTGGTAGCAATAACAAAAGTCCTTAATAAGGTAATAGCAGCTACTCCTTGGGGATGGGTGGCTTTAGCAATTGGTGCTGTGGTAACTGTTCTTGCTTTACTGATTAAGAAGAAAAAGGAATTAACAGATGTTGAAAAAATTAGTAATGAAATATCTACTGAAGTTAATAATTCTGTCGCAAAAGAAGTAGCTCACCTTGATAGGTTAAAAAGAGTATTGGACAATAATACTTCATCCGAGGAACAAAGGGCTGTTGCAATACGTGAATTGAATAAAACAATGTCCATTTATACGGGTGGTATAATTGTTGAAAAAGAAGAGATTGAAAAGTTAATTAAAGTTTCTAAAGATGAAAAGAGAACAAAAACTGAAAGGGAAGAAGCATTACAGGAAGCAACAAGATTACAAGAAATTTATAATAAAGGAATAACTGAGGAAAAAGTTCGTACAGGTCAGGCTGCTGATATGATTAATACCTATATGGGTATGTTGAAAAAGAAGTACACACTTCAAGCAGCAGAACAACTGATTGTTAAGAAAATGGCAGAACAACTTGAATTGCAAGATAAAATTGCACAAGGAGAAGGTTTGTCCGATAAGGAAAAAACAAAGGTAATTATTCCAAGGAGTTTAGCAGCCACAGCATTAATTGGTCCTATTGCAGGAATAACTAATCTTTTTAAACAAGCAGATTGGTTGGCCGAGGCAACTCAAAAGAAAGTTACTACACTTGAAACAAGTGTATCATGGTTACAAGAAACAATTTCATCATTATCTGATCAAGTATTTGGGATCGAAGAAATACAAATAACAGGTGTAGCCCCACCTGATATCATTCCTGATAATTTAGAAACTGACTTAGAAAAACTTAAAAGGTTGCAGGGAGAACTTGCAAAGGTATTTGAAGATTTTAATATTCAAATGTATGTACAGAATAAAGAAAGTGAAGAAACAGGAGATAGTTACCAAACAATTATTGACCAAGCAAATTTACTTAACACAACGATAAAGAAGTTAAGAGAGTTAGAAGGTCAAGATATGTTTTCAATCAAAACCAAAAGTTTGGAAACTGTTTATAATAATATCAAAGATGTAGCGGCTGGGGCAGAATTGTTTAAAGAAACAATGAAAGATGTTGGGTTGGAGAATGCAAAAACATGGTCTCAACTTGATTATGATATCCTTAATTATAAAAGCACTACTGAACAGGTATTAAAACTACAACAAGATTTTAGTAAAGATTTAGCAACCACAGATACTTATGCAAATAATCTTGGTAAAAGTTTTGATAAAACAAATGCCCAAATTCAGTTTACAATAGAATATATTAAGGAATTAAAGGAAAAAATGAAGAAACTTGAACCTGGAGAGGTAAGTATTGAAGGGGCGAGTACTTTAGTTAATTGGGAATCATTTTTAGAAACTTTAAATATAAAGAAAGCAAGTGAAGAATTTCAATATGAATTAGATGATATTCAAACAAAAGCAAATTTACTTGGAGAAGTAGCCGATTCCAATGGCATAAAGATTTCAATGTACACAAAATATTTACGAGCATTGAGTAATGTAGATGTTAGTAAAATGATTGCAGCAGAAGATATTGAAGGTATAAGGCAATGGGTGGAAAATATTGGAACAGCCACAGAAGAATTAAAGAAATTAGAGGCTGCCAGAGAAGTTATTAATTTAGTTAAAAGTTCTTTTGAAAATTTATTTGTAACCATTGGTGAAGGTTTAGGTGGATTACTTGCAGGAGAAGAAGATGCTATGAGTAATCTCTTTAAAGGAATACTTTCTGTACTGCTTGATTTTGCAAAGCAATTTGGTGAAATTATGATTGGGCTTGGTGTAGCCAGAATTGCTTTGGATACGATAGGATGGACAGGTGTTGGTGCTGTTATTGCCGGTACAGCACTTGTAGCATTAGCCACAGCAGCACAATCTTTATTGGATAAAGGACCTGATTTAGAGAAAGCCCCAGGAATGGCTATGGGAGGTGTTGTACCAGCAGGATATCCAAATGATTCTTACCCTGCATTGTTAAGTTCTGGTGAAGCTGTTGTTCCTCCAAATAAACTTCCTGGGTTTGCACGTGAACCTGTGGAAGTTAAAGTTGTTGTAGAAGGTGTTATTCGTGGAAAAGACATCTATTATATAAATAAAGAAATTGAACGAAGATTTAAAAATTCATTCTAATGGGCTGCCTTAGAACAATAACACAACAGCCACCTCTTTCAAGTGGTGCAGGATATGATAGAATAATATATCGCTTTTTTGATATAGAAGAAGTAGAATATTTACTTGAAATATATCGTACTGAAAGTTATTATTCATCGTATGAAATTGCTTATGCAGATACCGAACCTATTTCAATTCGACACTTAGGCGGGTCTAAGGATGAATGGGATTTTACTTATATCCAAGGTAGTGAATTAACTTTTAAATTTTATATTCCAAGAGAAGATGTAGAGGTTATTGATAATTTAATGAATAGTCAATATAGGGACTATTATGTTCGTTTCAAAAAAGGTTCTTCAACGATATTTTATGGTTTTTTGAAACCGGAAAATATGTATAAAAGATTTGAAACAAATCCACCTTATATTGAAATTGAATTATCTGCTACTGATGGTTTAGCAGAATTGAAAGATATTGATGTAAATATTCCATACATTGACCCTGAAACTGGTCGTCATTTCTTATCAGTATTTATTGCAGATTTTTTACGACAAACAGGAATCAATCTTAATATTTTCGTACAATGTAATATATATGAAAAAAATTATCAATTATCAACAGACCATCCTTTTTATGGAAATAATGGAATTTTCTGTAATTCCAGAAGATTTTATTCTATTGATGTATCAGAAGAAAAGAAAATAATAAAACCTTTAAAAGTTTGGGATGCCCTTGAAATGATTTTAAAATCATTTAATTGTAAATTATTTCAAGCCAATGGTTATTATTATATTATAAATCATTTAGAATTACAAAGTTATTATTTATTATTTGATATTTCTGATGGTTCTTCCATAGGGTCAAGAAGTGCCTGTGATTTAACTTTAGATATTTCAGATTATTTATTTACTCCTTATGTTGAACAACAGAAAATTCATCCTTTACAATCATTATTAACATCTATTGAAAGCAAAGGTGCAACAAGTTCAATAATTGATTTTACAGATTGGGACAATGTGTGGTATTTTTCTGTTGAAGGAGATAGTGCTGTTGAACATACAGCTTGGTATTATCATTATACATCAAGTGAAGGATATTTGACCGGTACTGTAAAAAATACAAATCAACCTTTTATAAGATTAAATGACCCAATTTCAATAGTAAAAGACAGTACTGTTAATCATCAAGAATATTTAAGAATAAAATTTGGATTTCGTTTAACTGAATGGATAAAACATGAAGGATTTTTTAGGGATGGTAGATTAAGTGACCTTCGTATAAAAGTCCGTATAAGTAGAAATGGAATATGGCAAAAATATATTGACCTCGGTAGTCCTTATGTCTATACTACACCACCTAATGAATGTTGGCGTTGGTATGATTCATATTTAAATCTTGAAACAAGAGATTATTATGCTATACAAAATGCTGGAACAGTTGATTATAATGTTGAAATAAAGATAGATTCATTAGATGGTAAAAATCATTTTGATGAATTAATTATTCAAATACGAAATGTTGAGATACTTGTTGTTGACCCTATTGCAAATGTTGATTATGACCCTACAAAGATAAATATAGGTACTTCATATTATCAGGTTCAAACAGAAATTAAAGGATATGAAGAATTAGAAAGAAGTTTAAGTTTATTTGATGCTGTGTCAATCGCTGATGATGCTGCTTTGATTGCATTGGATGGTGGTGGAGACCCTGTACCTACAAAACAATGGAATACAAATGGTAATACAGAAGCACTTCCAATAGTTGACCTTAGTACAAGAATGATTTTAGTAAATCGTAGTGTATATAAGAATTTTTTGAAATGTACCATTATTGACCGTAATTATACTATACATTTTCAGAATACATTAATTATTCAATCAAAATATTATGCTATTTCAAGTTATGAAAGAAATATACGAACTGGACAGGTAGAAGTCGAATTAGTAGAATTAGTAACAGGTAGTTATTCAAGTAATTTTGAACCTATAAAAGAAGTAACTGACCCTGATGTAACACTTCCTGATATTATTGGTGGTGATATTCCTACTTTTGATGACCCTGAAGGTTATGTATTAAAAAATGCAGATACAGGTACACCACACGGTTTTCAAGTAGGTGATGTTATTCGTGCAGAATATAGTTCTTCAGCTTCTTCAGGTGCAGAAGATGTTGAATATTATCTTGCACAAGCAGACTCATTAATAAATGCAACAGCTATTGGTATTGTAACAGAGATTATAGATGATTATACATTTAAGTATATGAGTGAAGGATACATACCACCTGAAATATTACCATTTGAAGTTGAGGTTGGGATGTATTATTATTTATCTGCTGATATTGCTGGTGCAGTTACTATTGTTCCTACATTTGAACAAACAATGGTTGAACAAGCAATAGGATTTGGTACAAATAAAGGATTTAAAATTGAAATAGATGCACGAAATCTAAATATGGCATCTATTGTTGAAACTTCATTACAAAGTATTCAAGGTACTTATGGATTGCAAGGAATACAGGGACTACAAGGTAGTCAAGGTACAGTCGGTAGCCAAGGCCTACAAGGTATTCAAGGAACAGTCGGCAGCCAAGGCCTACAAGGTATTCAAGGCACAGTCGGCAGTCAAGGACTACAAGGTAGCCAAGGCACAGTAGGTAGCCAAGGAACAACAGGAACTCAGGGGACGACTGGGGTAGGGACTCAGGGAGTCCAAGGAATTCAAGGATTGACGGGGTTGCAAGGCGTCACCGGATCGCAGGGATTCTCCGGCGCTCAGGGAGCGACCGGAACCGGGACTCAAGGCGTGCAAGGAATTCAGGGTATTCAGGGAAGGCAGGGTCTTACAGGAACAGGAACCCAAGGGACGACAGGTGCCCAAGGGA